TGTTCCATGTCCATCAATGTCGCCAGTTAATTCCAAGGCTTTGAGAATTACCCATTGCGGGTTATGCACACTTTCGCGCACCCTGTCTAAGATTCTTATTAGCTGTTTTGTATGTCATTTATTTATTTTTGAAAGCCATTGCTCATAAACTTGTTTTGCAATTTGCGCAGTCATTATTGGGGGAACACTCATGCCAACTAAATATTGTGGTTTATTTCCACAAAAATCATAATCTTGAGGATATGAACCAACACATTTTGTTTCGTAATCTGATAAATACCTTGGCTTATCAAATAAAACATAACAATCTTTTTTAGTTGTTAATGTTCCACAAACATTATTTTTATATAAAAAATTTGTCCCAAATCCTGTATTTTTTCTATCTCTTACTCTTTCATTTATATTTGCAAATGAATCATCACCATCTAATCTTTGATTCCATAAAGACAAATAAAATTCACTAAGTGGATATTCATTATTTTCGTCTTGGCAAAATTCTTTAAATGGTATTTTTGGTTCATTAAAATTTAAATGAAATTTTGGGGCTAATGTGAACATATCTTTAGCCTCTAAAAATGGTTCTGCTAAATCTTTACGCAATGCCACAAAAAATACTCTTTCTCTTTTTTGTGGAACACCCATTGTTGAACCATCAAGTAACCAATGTTGAACAATGTATCCAGCAGCATCAAATTCATCATAAATTTTTGACACATAAGCCCGGGCTTCACCCAACAACAAACCTTTTACATTTTCAGCAATAACTACTTTAGGTTGTAGTTTTTTAGCCAAATCAATAAAGTCAAAAAACAAAGTATCTAAAATTTGTTCTGCCTGACCTTCCCTAAATTTTTTTTCTTTTCCCCAATCTTCACCTCGATTTCCTGCCATTGAAAAACTTGAACATGGCGGAGAACCATCAAGAATATCTAGGTTATATAGTTCTTCAGGTAAATCATCACGCAATTTAAATTCTTGTATTGGTTCAAGAAAAGCATATTTTGGGTTGTGATTTGTTTTATATGCTTCAATCATCTTTGGGTCAATTTCATTGCAACCAAGAACATCAAAACCTGCCAATTTGTAACCCATTGTTGAACCACCACCACAAGCAAAACAAGAAAATACTTTTCCTTTATCTTTAGTGAAATTAGCATCTTTTAAATTCCATTTGTACGAAAATGTATTGCTCATTTTTAATTCCTATATTGTTTTTTCAGTTCTGTTAATTTAGCCAATGCTTTGGCTTTAACCCTGTCGGCTTCGATTTGCTCATGCAGCGTTTTTTTGCGTTCAATCTGAACCAAAGGTTTTACGGGAATTTCAGGGCCACTATTGCAAAGGTTTCTAAACTTGATTGCGCTTGGCACAAATTCGCCGTCCAGTTTGGCAATGGCAAAGTCCATGCTTGGGCGGTATGTCAGAAACTTGCCAAGTTGGTTTTTCCATTCTTGCCGCACAAATTCAGGGTCTAGGCCATCAAAGTGACGATTAAACGGCGCACCAAATATTGCCATCATTCGACCAAAAATATAGTCTAGCCCTTGGTCTTGCGTACAGAAATCAGTTTCCAAGTAATTTGACATTGCCGCCACCTCCGATAAGCCCACGCGTTAAGCCTGAAATAACCCGTTGGTTCATTTGGCCTGTCTTGCTCAAATTGCGTTCATCAGGTTTAAGCCAATCGGCTTGTAGGCCCTGCGAACCCCTAGCGCACCAAACGGATAGAAAATCTTGAAAAGCCATGTTTGCTTTGGCAGCTTCTTTCCGTGCGCTATTGACCACAGTTTCGGTTACGGGTGCTTTTTTGGCTTTGCGCAACTGTTTCCAATCATCCCAAATTTGTTGTTCAACATCGGGGGGGCAAACAACGCTAGTTGTTTTCTCTTTACTTGGTTTATGGTTATTGGTTCTTGGTTCTTGGTTAGGGTTATCTTTGGTAACCGTTTGGGTTTCTTGTTGGTTAGCATTTGGGTTAGATTTGGGTCTGCCACCAAGTTTTCCAACTACCCTGTTTCTTTCTGCTTTTGCTTGATAGTCAGCAATTGCCTTGTCACATCGTTTATGAAACCAACAATCTTTTTCTAAATCAAACATAAAGAATTCTTCTAATACTGTTTGAACCGCATCAATTTGTTCAGTCATCCTTATCCGTCTTGAAACCTCTTGGGTTTTGTTTGGGATAGGTTTTTCGCTTGTGTAGTACAAATCAAGCAAACGCCTAAACGCTAAATCTTCGTATAAAGATAAATGCGCTGTATCGTGAATGTAATCACTCACATGAAAAGAATAGTAGTGCATTACTGCATCTCCGCAAAACTCCCAAAAAGAAACAAGCGGCAGGCGGGGAGTACGCTTTTCGGTTGGGAGATCAGGCCCAACCTAGCCGTGTTTCAAAAAATTGTATCAAAGAATCATCAGCGTGTGTAAATCTTTGCGTTCTTCGTGTGTCATTGTCCAATATTCATGTTGCGCCGCATCTTTGTACCAATGGTAAAAAACCAAGTGATATAGCGAATCTTTCAATGATTCGTTTTCACTAGCAAACGCCATGTGCTGCAACATAAACGATTTGTACTGCAAATATCTAGTAATTTTTTTCATTTGTATTTCCTTAGAAAAACCTTTGGATGTGCCAATTTGATTGATGCGGGTATTCCCCTAGTTAACCAGTTATGAACCCTTTGGGGTGAATTGATGCCGATGCGCTTGGCTACTGCGGTAGTGCCGCCCAATAGGGCTATCAATTCTTTGTCGGCTTGGATTTGGTCTTGTTTGGTCATAGTTGCATCATAACAACATTTTGCAAAAAACAAACAATTTGTTGAAAATAATTTAAACAAGTAGTTTATACTTCTATCATGCCTCAAACTTCTTGGGGTCTAACTGAAAGAAAGCAAATGAAACAAAAAATCATCACCACACTTATTGAATGTGTTTTGGCTATCGTCATTTTTGGCGGTTGGGGCGTACTGTTGGCTTGGCAAGGGTAAACATGAACAAAATGGCATTTCCATCCAATGTCGATGATGGCGAAACAATGTCATGGGATAGGGGTATGACATTGCGCGATTATTTTGCGGCTAAGGCTATGCAATCGTTAATTCTTGCAGAACATTCAAAAAATGAATTCAATGAAATACAAGCGGTGATGGCTTATGAAGTAGCCAATGCAATGTTAAAAGCGAGGGAACAATGAACACACGATTTTTAAAACGCGTTCGCGCCATCTTTGCCGCCTACGATGCACCGCCCAAAGTAATCCGTTCCTATCAGCGCCAATGGGTGCGTTCGGTTCGCCGCTTAGGTGATAACTGGTTAATCGCTAAACAAGTCCAAAGGATTGAACAATGAAACAAATTGCCACGGCATTGGTGCAAGCGCAAAAGGCATTTGCACCCGCTTTAAAGAACGCCTACAACCCGCATTTCAAAAACAAGTACGCTGACCTTGCCGCGTGTGTTGAAGCGGTTATAGATGCCCTAAACAATAACGGCATTGCGCTTGTGCAAAAGTCCTACGATTGCGTTGGGGGCATCATGGTTGAAACTGTATTTGTTCACGAATCGGGCGAAATGCTTGAATGTGGCATTTTGCAATTTCCCGTAGTCAAGAATGACCCGCCCGCTTATATGTCGGCATTGACCTACGCCCGCCGCGGTTCGTTGATGGCGGCTTGTGGAATAGCCCCTGAAGATGACGATGGCGCAATGGCAACTATCCCTGCAAAGAATGTTGACGAAAGCGCCCTTATGGACCATTTGGCGGCTATTGACGCATCAACCGACCAAGATGGTTTGAAAGCCGCCTATAAAGCCGCCTATGCCGCTTGCAATGGCAATTCTGATTGGCAAAAGAAAGTGATTGCTGCCAAAGATAAAGTAAAGGCCAAACTATGATTGAGCAAGGTACACCCGAATGGTTTGCCGCCCGCTTGGGTAATGTCACGGCATCCCGCGTTGCTGATGTAATCGCCAAAACCAAAAGCGGTTATTCAGCATCACGCGATAACTACATGGCGCAATTGATTTGCGAACGAATGACCAACACCGTTGCGGAATCGTATAGCAATGCGGCTATGCAATGGGGTACGGAAACAGAACCATTGGCACGCGCTGCATACGAATCTTATGCCGATGTTTTGGTTGACCAAATTGGTTATGTTCCACATCCCGTAATTAACCGCGCAGGGGCTTCACCTGATGGCTTAGTAGGCGCTGATGGCCTGTTAGAAATCAAATGCCCTAACACCGCCACGCACATTGAAACATTGCTTAGTGAAAAAGTGCCTTCAAAGTACATTACACAAATGCAATGGCAAATGGCCTGTACGGGTCGCCAATGGTGTGATTTTGTATCGTTTGACCCACGTTTGCCTGATGGCTTGCAATTGTTCGTAAGCCGCGTTGAAGCGTATTCAGAATACATTACAACGCTTGAATATGAAGTAGAAATATTCTTAATTGAACTTGATAACAAAATTTTTAAACTGAACGAAAGACTGAACCATGTCAACTAAATTAGACCTTATCGCGGTAGTCGGCGAATACACCGATGCCCAAGGCCAAAACAAAAAACGCTTTTCTAAAATTGGTACGCTTTGGGATAAGGGTCAACAAGGTATTAGTTTAAAAATTGACCACATCCCCGTTAGTTGGGATGGTTGGTTAAGTGCTAAACCGCCGCTTGAACCGCGTACACCGCAACGCCAAGCCGCGCCTATGCCTGATGATTTGGACGATGTGCCGTTTTGATTAACGGGGGAACGCGGGCAATTTTGCCGGACGAACGCTAGTACCCCACCCAATATAGGATAAGAAAATGGATTACAAACAAATTTTTAACAAAATGTTTCCCGAATTTCCAAGGGTTCGGGCAAATGATCCGCTAACATCATTTGAAGCGGCAGAATCAATTAAAGAATCGGTTTCGCAGCATCACCAAGAAATTTTGAATTGCTTGGTTAAGCATGGGCCATTAGGGAAAGATGGAATTGCGGCGCGTACTAACCTAGATAGCAATCAGGTAGCACGGCGGTTAAATGAAATGAAAATCCTTGGCCTTATCCAACTTACCGGTAATACCGTTAAATCAAATTCAGGTAGAAACGAAAGGGAATGGCAATGTCTTACGCCAATACAGAAATAAGCGTTATCCAATGGGGTGAAGCACGCGGCATTGTGCAAAACAGTACACCCTTTGCCCAAGCATTAAAAACCCAAGAAGAATTAGAAGAATTGTTCCAAGCAATCAATACCAAAGATGTAGCCGCAATGAAAGATGCCTACGGCGATATTTTGGTTACGCTTGTAATGGGTTGCGCTTGTGCGGATTTAGATTTGGTTGAATGTTTTAAAGGCGCATACAACGAAATTAAACACCGCAAAGGCTATCTAAATAAAGATGGCATCTTTGTAAAA